TATTGAAGAACTGTCTCTTGAATACTTCTATCCATGTGATAATGTAAGTTATCACCGATAGCTGCGTTTAAATCTAAAAATACTGAATATACTGAGGCATCATTAAAGTTGTCAATTAGTTCAGGGTAATACTGTTGAGTATAATTGATGAGGTCCTGACGTAGTGATTCAAAGTCTCTGTCTGCGTATGAAATTCTTCTTTGTGCCATTTACATTAAATATTGATAATAACGAAATCCTTACTATTAAAGGTGCTATCTGTTATAGTATAATCAATTCTTATTTTTGCTGTATAGTCCGCAACACCTGTTCCGGGTACTCTATAAATACCGCTAACACCTATTTGACTCATATTTAAGTCTCCAATGAGTTCAAGTTCTTCGGTATATGGTGTAATTGTGATATCATTTAAAACTAAATTTGGTAAAAACTCATCAACGGATTGTCTGATATCTGCTTTGATTGCCTCAAACGATAAACCATCCATCGGTTCAAAAATAAATTCATAAATTCTCGTACCAAAATTTGGTAAATAATATCTACTACCCTTTCTCGTAAGAATAAGGTTTAACAAGTCTGTTCGTATTTCCTCTTCAGGTGTTTGTGATAATGATAAATATTTTCCGTCCTGACTCTGTCTGAAAGGAAAATTAATACCATATGTTTTACCATCTGCCATATTACATAAATATATTCCTATTATTTTTTTTAGAAACAAAAAAACCCGACAAAATATTTGCCGGGTTTTCTACGCATTATTGTTGTTTTTTACATCTTATGCTTCACAACTCGTGCAAACTAAATCATTAAGATTGAGTTTTTTTCTTGAGAATGCCTGAGCTGAGTTCATTGAATGTTGATAGTAAAGTGTTTTAACACCTAACTGCCAAGCATCGATAAGAAGTTTATTAACATCTTTAGTTGGCATATCAGGTGAAATCATTAAGTTCAATGACTGTGATTGGTCAATGAAATCTTGTCTAATCGCCGCTTGGTTGATAATAGTTGACTGATTAACTTCTGCGAATGTTCTGAACACGTCTTTTTGTTCATCTGTTAAAAACTCTAAGTGTTGGACTGACCCATCGTGTTTTTTAATACTATCCCACGTCGCTTTGTTGTCTTTCTTTATTGACACCAATAACTTCTGAAGTACTGGATTCTTAATAGTCACTTTTAATTTAGCCACGTCCTTTACATAAGCATTTGACCAAATTGGTTCGATTGATTGCGATACTTGACCCAAGATAAATGCTGAAGATGTTGTTGGTGCAATTGCGTTTAGTGTTACATTTCTTCTACCGTATCCGACAAGAGTTTCAGGTTCACCAAACATTTCCGCCAATGTTTCAGACGCTTTGTATGACTTATCTTTAATAAGTTTGAATACCTCAATGTTTAATCTTGCACTGTCCTTACTGTCAAAAGGTAATCCTTTAGACTGAAGAAGTGAGTGCCAACCCAAAACACCTAAACCAAGAGCTCTTTGTCTTTTAGCAAAATTGTAAGCCTTTTCAAGGTAGAAAAATGCTCTGTGTCCTTCGATGGTTCCACTGTTTTTAATGTCATCAATTTTAGTGATAAATTCAGTAACAACTGCATCAAGGAAATAAACCATCATCTCAACCGCATCTGTATCTTTCCACTCGTCATAATGAAGTAAGTTCATAGATGACAATACACAAACAAAAGATTCTTCTTCTGAATTGTGTAGTGCGATTTCAGAACAAAGATTAGAGTTGTAAATTTTCATATCTTTATCTCTATAAACTTCAGGTGCCTTTTTGTTCATAGTGTCAGTGAACATAATATATGGATATCCAATCTCACCTCTACGTTGAATTACTTTAGCCCAAATAGCTCTCTTTTCTTTATCCCCATTTACCATTTGTTCCATAAACTCATCCGTAACTGTAACAGCATGTGTCAAATCCTGAATTGGGAAACCTTCAGTTCCAATTTCTAAAAATTCCATGATGTCGGGATGTTCAACAGGAAGGTATGGTGAAAATCTTCCTCTACGTGTAGAACCTTGCGAAATATTGTCAACAACACTTTGGAATAGGTTCATGAAATGGACTGCTCCTGGTGCGTGTCCGTTGTCTGTAATTGTAGCACCTCTACCACGAATGTTACCAAAATAACCTGAGGTTCCACCACCCATTTTACTCATTTCACCAACTTCAGCCTGTGTATACAAAATTGATTCAATATTGTCACCAACGTTAGAACCAAAACAACTTACAGGTAAACCTCTTTTCTTACCGAAGTTTGCCCAAACAGGTGATGATAATGAATACCATCCACGACCCATATAGTCGTAGAACTTGTCAGCAAAACCATCAATACCTAAAATTTTTTCAGCATGTTCTGCTATCGTTTTAATTCTTTCTAAGGGTTGTTCTCCCTCACTCAAATATCCTCTACGAAGAAATGTAATTGATTCTTCGTTAATCCAATCAAAAGGTTCTCTATTTTCCATGTTTCTTAATTAATCTTATTAAAATAAATCGTTCATCGTTATCGACTTCGATTTCTTGCTATAATTAATACTTCTTTTATTAAAAAAATCGGTATGTTTTGTTGTTAAAATTTCATCATCAAACCACTCGGTTGTTTCCAAAAGAGATTGGTTAATTTCAAAAATATTATCAATACCAATTGAATTTAAAGAAATATTAAATCTATGCTTGATGAATTCTAATGTCTGTGCTTTTGACAAGAAAGTCAAGTCACCCATTTCAAAAATCCAATCAACAATTTCCTCTTCAGCTTCGTAAGCGTCCTTAGTTGCTTGAATTAAATCCTCAACTAATTCCTCAGACCACCAAGAAGGGTTTTCTTTTTTTATTATGTTTACCAAATCAAAACCAAATCCTGCGTGAATATTTTCTTCTTTGGATGTTGCTTCAACAGCATTACTAATACCTTTCAATACATTCTTATATTTGTTGAATGACATGATTACTAAAAATTGTGAAAACAACGATACGTTCTCAACAAACATTGAAAATAACACAACAGATTCAAAGTAATCTTGGTTTTCTACAGTTTTAGAATTTGAAATTGTTTTTTCCAAATACTTAATTCTTCTACGAATTGCAGGTACCTCTAACAAATTTTCAAATTCACTATTTAATCCAAGTAGTTGAATCAAGTGTGAGTACGCATCTGCGTGTCTTACTTCTGACTCTGCAAATGTTGCCCCAACATTTCCAATCTCAGGTTTTGGTAGTCTTTTGTAGATGTCACCCCAAAATGTTTTAACCGCAATTTCTATTTGTGAAATCGCCAACATAGCTCTTTGTACTGCAGTTTGTTCTTTTTCAGACAAGTGTACTTTAAAGTCCTGTATATCAGAAGTAAAATTAAATTCTGTATGAACCCAATATGAATGTCTAATTGCATCAACATACTCAACCAACTCAGGGTATTCGTATGGTTTTAAATTAGTTCTCTTACTAAAGATATTTGGTTGGTTTTTTGAACGATAAATGATATATTCTTTAGCAACATAATTCAAACCGTTATCCATTAATTTATTTTCCACCATATCATGGATTTCATCCACGTGTGGAACTCTTTCTTTATCTCCTTTAAAGATACTTTTTGTAGTTAATCTTGCAATTTTATCAGCCATCTCTTCATCAACTTTACCGACTGATGCCATTGCCTTAATTACCGCATTTTTTATCTTATCAGATTCAAATAAGACTGTTTCACCGCTTCGTTTTACAACGTATCGGTTGTCTTTTAGTGCCATACTAAAAATGTAATTATCCATAGTTTTAATTTTAATTTGTTGTGTTTTGTCTTTGTTGTCTTCTATTCAACAACTCGTTAATTCTTGTTCTGTTTCTTTCTTCCTTTTGTTCCTCGAGACCCAACATGGTAACACTCTGTTCTGTGTCAATTACTAAGAACTCGTTATCAAATTTACAGTTCTCAAATACAACTCCATCTTTACCAAGACGTGATTTTGTAATTGCTATTGTTGCCAAGTTCATCTCCTTTTGTTGAAGCGTTTTTGCTACCGTGATAATTACGTGTCCAACTTGAGCTTTCTTAATTGAACCACCCATTTGGTCTGTTGTTACCACCTCGGAAGAAATTGATGAACGGTTACCTTGGGTTGCAGTCCATCCAACAATTTGTAGTTCGTGACAAAGAGCTTCAAATGCTCTCATTACTGAACCCTCACTTTTCCATTCATCTTCCAACTTTCTGTCAGGTACAATACAATCGATGTAATCAATTATAATCATATCAATCTTATTACCTTCAGCCATCATTTTTCTGACTTGATTTTTTATTTGATTCATAGTCATTGTATCTGATGGCATCTTCTTCAAAGTTAACGTATTTTTAGTATTTAACTTAATTTCTTTAACTTTTTCTATTACAACTTCTCTATGATTTGATAAATCGTCAGGTGCAATACCTGTCCACATAGTGAAGTGTTTACGTTGGATAATTTTAGGATTGTCCTCAAAAAATATTTGAAGAACGTTATAACCTAAATTGAATGCGTTATTTGCAATTTTTGATAAAATTGTTGTTTTACCAACACCAGTTGGTGCCAATATTACTCCGATTTCACCTTTTGCCAAACCACCTTTTAACAAGTTGTCAATACCTTGGATACCCATTGGGATTGGGTGTCTGTAATCATCATCTAAGACTTCGTCAAGGTTTGAGAATACATCTGATGTACCCGTTTCAACTTCACCAACTTGTAACGCCTCACGGACCATTTGTTCTAAGTGGTCATAACTTTCAAAATCACCCTTGTCAATGATTTTTTGAGCTTTAGACATAACCTTTTGAAGTTCTTGTTGTTTACAGAACTTCAAAGATTTTTCTTGTACAAAGTCAGAACCTTCAATAGGACATTCTTTAACTTGTTCTAACATATCCATCACCATTTTTTGAGCCATTGGTGATGTAATCTCAGATTTAGTCAACTGGTCCAAAGTATTAAACGTTGGAGCATGTTCGTATTTTATATAATACTCCTTTATCATTTGCATGATAAGTTTAAAGTATTGATTATCAAAATACTTAGGGTCTAAAACATCAACGATAGAAGTGGCAAAATCCTTATTTAGTATAATATTGTTTAATAATTGTATTTGAAATGTGTTTCCTAAATAACCAAAATTCTTATCGTTTGACATAACTTTTAATAACGTTTAATTCCCTCTCGGATTTATAAATACTCTTAAGCAAGCTGATAATTCATGTATTTGAAACATAAATTTTCAGTTGAAAAAATGTCAGTCAGGCCCCTTAGTATAGTTTTTAACTCTGGACGTATGTCTACAGTATATCTGACCTTTGGTGGGTATAATTTAGCATCCACAATTCTATGACAAATTGTCTCGTCTCCGATTTTGATGTACAAGTTAAAATACTCTGCACCTTCTGTGTTTGATGTTTCTAAAATTTCTGGGTCAGTCATAATTTGGTCTTGATTGTCAACCATGTAAATCAATGATTTGATTTTTAAATTGTTTTCAACAAGTTCCGCAACTTCTTTTAGAGCGTAACTCACATCCAAACTTCTACGTGATTTGGGGTTATACCCTTTAACATTGTAGAATCGTTGTACGATGATGTTATCGTTCAAAGTCATTATGAACTCCATCTTTGTAGTGTCTTGCATTTGTTCTTTCATAATTTTAATTTTTAATATTGTATCGTTTTTTTTCTTTTCTTGATAATTTCATAAATGGTTGTAAAAATTCGACCCATTGGTCATCAACTTTGGGTAGGTATTTAAAGATTCCATCATCATTCATTAGTCTCATAAGATTTTTGTAACCTCGACCATCGGGGTCCAATTCTTCCTCATAATAAGCTTTAACTTCTTCTTTACCCTCGTTTGATATCAATGGGTCGGACAAATCAACAAGTCGTTTGTTGATTTCAAAAAATTCTTGACCGAGTGAACCTCGTTTTGTTTTTCCTTCAAGTATGTTGGATATCGATTTTTGTTTCTTTTCATCTTCAGTCAAATTATTGATTGTTGTTAAAATATCAGAAACAGAAACCGTTTTTTCAAGTATCTCTGGTAAAATTTTACTAATAGTTTTTTCACCTAATAACAAAATACCATCAATGTTATCAGATTTATCACCAGTCAAAATTTTGTAAGTAACCACATTTTGGTGTGGAATCCAAAGATTACCAATATTAATTCTTTCACCATACTTGTGATATTCTTTTTTAATTGGTGAATATATTTCAACCTGTTCAGAAATGAGTTGTGTCAAATCTTTATCGGATGAAAAAATAGTCTTCGTTTCATCATGTGATATTTGACAATAGTAAGCAATCAAATCATCACTTTCAGATTTGTCTATACAGATTTGACGTATAAACATATCCTCCAAATATTGACGTATACGGGACTTTTGCCAATCATATGATTGACGCTTCAACTCATTGGTTTCAGACCGTCTGTTCTCTTTATATTGGGGTAGAAGAAGTCGTCTTTGGGTGGAGTTATTCTCCCCATCCCAAAAGACGATAACTTTATCATAATTGTGCTCTTTTAAGAACTTTCTCAAAGTGTTAACAAAGTGAAATATTCCACCAATATGATTTCCATTGTGGTAATATTCCTTTACCCCATGAAAACCTATTTTGAAAAGATTATCTCCGTCAACTAAAAGTGTCTTGGTCACAATTAAATTTTTATGTTATTCAACAACTTCTTTGTCCTCAGTGAGTGTGAACTCACCATCCGTTCCGATAATTTGTTTCCAATAATCAGAATGTTCTTTTTTGTAAGCTTCAATCGAAGCCTTTTCCTCAGACGCTTCTTTACCCGCCAAGAATCCGTGTGGTGTTACGATAATTTTTCCATCTTCATAACCTAAACCATTGATGTGGTTTTTCATAACAGACACCTTAGTACGAGTTGCAAACTTAACAGTTCTTTTGTCTTTGGTTGCGGTAATCTTTGTAGTACCCGCACCTTTTTGGTTACCGAACAAGAAAACCAAAGATGAGTTTAACCAAATAGCTTCACCACCTTTTGCTTTAATTTTTGGTTGACCAAATGGATTGTCAGGAAGTTCAACCCATGGTTGGTTAACAATTACCAATGTGTTTTCGTATTTTGAATCAGATTTACGTGAACCTGAAATACGTTGGTTGATACCCATACCAATTTTGTCTGCAAGTGTTGATGCGTTGTGTTGTTTACCACCCTTACCTTCAAAAGTCATCTTACAAGGAACAGAACCAACTGAGTCCCATAGGAACAATAAACTATAATCTAACTCACCTTTTTCTTGAGCATCCAACAAACTATTGATGTAATCTGTAATTTGTTCGATGTAGTCAAAGTTATTATTGAAGATGTAAAATCCATCCCAATCTAATTCCCCTGTCTCTTCATCAACAACCTCTTCACATTGGAATCCCATCAACTTAGCGTGTTCAAAACTCCATTTTTGTTCTGTGATGATGAATACAGGAAGAATTCCTTTTTTCTGAGCATCTACCGCTGTTTTTACCAAGGCAGTTGTTTTACCTGTGTCTGAGTGACCAAGTAACATATTTAAATGTCCAATGGCTGGACCTGGAAGTCCAACGGCATCCAAGAAGTCAGGACCCAAATCAAAAAATCTTTGTGGTTTATATTTTGCTGAAGTG